GGTTGCGAAAACGGCCGCGCGTCAACGCGGGCTTGCTTCGTGACCACTTTCCCGCGAGCGATGACCGTTTGCCTCGATGCCGCTGAGAGTCTCCCAACCGGGATAAACTCACCCTTGCGGCTGATGATTCCCCGTACCTTGACGGATCCGCCTTTGTCCTGAATCTCCGGCGCGTTACTTTTGCCGAGTTTCACCGGGCCGACAACGCATGAGCCGCTTGTCGCGTCGAAGGCGAAATGCGTCTTGTCCCGTAACTGGCCTTCGTGCGAGTGCGGTGGCGAGCCAGCCGGGGCTGGCCCTTTCTTCTTCCGCATAGACCGCTGCATGATCTTGCGGACCAACGCCCCTTGACGGCTCAAAACTTTCGCGCGAGCCGCACCAATCGCCGTGACCACCGATCCCCGGTCGAAAAAGTTGCGTTTCGCAGTCTTGGCCGTGAACTTCATGCGAGGCGGAACCTCTTGTCGGCGTTCGGCAGTTCCGAGACGATTTCATAGCTACTCGGCTTGCGTCCCAGCTTGGCGCGAAGCGTTTCGCGGAGCGGGTTGATAACCTTGCTCGCGTCATCGGCGACCGTGCCGCTAAGCCCGCCGCCGTCCGAACGCGGGCCGTGAATGACAACGCCGTGACACTTGCCACGAAGCTTTGGGTCTTCCGATTCGCTGATCGCTGATTGGATGACGGCAACAACCGTTTCATCCTGGTCGATCATTTCAACCTTGACGTTCTTCACTTCTTCCATTGCCGTCACCTCACAAGCAAATAATCAATCACCAGACTCACCGCGAAAATCCCATCGGTAAGCCAATCATCAACCGTTTCCGACTGCGAAACCCCGGTCGGAGTTGCCAATCTTGCGGTGCCGTTGTCGCTGATAGACAGCGAGTGACGCCGCAAATAATCCTCAACCTCTTGCGCCAGGTCTGCTACCGGGTCACACCGATCAACCGGAACCGTCTCGCCGGAAACCGGGTCAAACGCCATTTGAACAACCACTTGCAGCGAAATCGAGTCTTGCGAATCGCCGCCGCGAGTGATCCGTTGCGATTGTCTTTGCCCAGGAATCGCCGTCACAGTCGGCTGATCGAACGCGCCACGGTCAGCGAATAGCCGCCAATGACGCTTAGCCTCAAGAGTCAGCGAAAACGTCTGGACGTTAAGCGCGTCAACCGCTGCTTGAGCAACCAGCTTTTGCACGCTCTCGGTCAAATCTCACCCTTGTACCGCGTGTGAATTCGATACGCGTATTCGTTGCTGTAGTACCACGCCGCCGTATTCTGGTCGGGGCGAGAGACTACGTACCGCGATGATCCGTAGTCGATTACGTCGCTATCTCGCGGCTCGATAGCAGTCCCGCCGATGACTAGGTCCGCCACGTTGATGCAGAAGTCCAGGTTCGTGCGGTCAAAAGAGACGCCGCCGGCGGCACTGGGGGTTTCGACGAGCGAACCGCCGACGGACGCCTGGACCGTGACCGAACTGGAACCCCGCCGATACGTGACAGACTGACTTGCCCCGGCCTTGAACATGGTCGAGACGAACAAATCCCCGGCTTGGAGCAAGTCAGCCATGACGCCCCCTTAGGACGACGCCATCAGTTGCGCAGTCTTGAGAGCCGCGATGACCGCGTTGATCTTCGTGGACAACTCCTTTACCGCGTCCGCCAACTGATTGTTGATCGTGGCTTGTGCGGCAAGGTTTGCCGGTTCGGTCAGCGTGATTGCGCCAATCGTCCCATCGGCCGTTGCGCCGCCACCGTTGTCGGTAATTGCGGCAACGACAGCGGCTTGCGTCGCGGACTCTTGCAAGGAAAAAGCAGACAGAGGCAAAGGCATTTGCTTGTCCTTTCTGTTACTGTTGGGCGGTACGGAGGCGCAGGAAGTCGATCCTCACATCGGCCGACGTATCATCCGATGTTTTTTCCATGTGAGCGATGACCTTGAGCGGTCCAGCAGCGGCCGAAAGAACCTTCGCCGTTGCACCAGCGTCAACAACTCCGTTGATGTAGACGAGGATTCCGGCCAGGTTGCGGCCGTCGATAACGAAATCGAAGTAGGTATCGTCAACAGCGTTGATCGTCGAGTCCTGCGGAGCGACATCGGTCGTCCCGTCATCGGATTGCACGAGGATGTCAAGAGCGCTGCCGTCGAGGTGGAGCGTGGCGAATTCGGCCACCGATTGGAAATCGGTCGCGTGGCTGCCAGACGACACTCCCACGTCGATGTCGAGAGCGGCATTGTCGCCGATGTCGAAGATCGCCATGCGGCCTTCGAGGACCCACTTCGAGCCGGGAGTGAAGGTTCGTTGCGAGAAGTTGGCCGCTTGAGCGGCTTCCGCGACGGCGTCGAACGCCATCTGGAACCCGCCGCCGGTCAGGATCGTCGTCCCGAGCCCGTTGGTGGCTTCGGAAGTCCAGACGCCTGATCGCGAGTCGATGATGTACTCGGGCTTGACGTTGAGATTGACATGCCCAACGAGGACCGTCGAAGCAACGTCTCCCACGCACGTGCCCAAGAAGAAATCCCGATCACCGGTCGGCGTGAGGCACGTCGCGTTATTGGCGGAATGGTCCCAATAAATCGGCGCACCGTCGATCCATACTTCGGCGGTCTTTTTGACCACCTTGTAAATGCCTTCCGAGCTGGCACTACCCAGCCGGCCAGACGAGACGTCGTTTGGGTAAACGGCCGCTTGGCCGTTCGGCAACTGCACCACCTCGCCAGCGGTATAGGCCGCAGCAGCGGTAATGTCGTAGGTGTCTGGGCACCCCTGAGAAAGCAAAGCTTCAGCCATGATCCTAACCTCTACTAATGAATTCCGAGATGCCGAGCGGCCCTGTTGCCGCCCGGCGTGTTTGGTTTTGCGTTACGCACCGGCCGACATGACCATCGCCACCGGGTCTTCCATGCCGACGCCGAAATCGTGGAAGGCTCGCCACTGCATACCGAGCGTCGAGAATTCGGCTTCGCTGCTTTGGATGGTCGGCACGCGGTTTCCGTTGAGGAAGGCCACCGCGATTGCACACCGAACAGCCGGGTCCGCGAACAGGAACCATGCGGTCGAAGACTGGCCGGTAATGGCCGCTCCGTCTTGGTCCTTGATCGAAGTGTTGTTGATGTAAGGCGAGCTAATCGGCGGATACTTGCCCGCGTGCGGGTTGCGAGCCGGTTCGACCACCTTGCTATTCGTGGCTCCGAGGCTGCTCGCGATGAGCAGCTTTTCGGCGAACAGATTGTCGGCGGTCGTCTTGATCGCCGTGCCGGTCAGGATCGACTTCGGCGAAATCAAGATCGGCTTGCCGTTGCTGTCAACCATGTCGGCGAACTTTTGCTCGGCAGTCGTCAGCGAGGTAATCGACAGGGCCGAGGAGCCGCCGCTCATGTAGTTGGCGTTGCCGGTCGAGAAGAAGCTCGACGGGTTGCTAAGCAGCAACACATAGACCGCTTCCTCGATTCGCAGGGCCGACATGCGGCCGAGGAATTGCGGGAGTTGGAGGAACCCGCCCAGGTCGTCGTTGATCTGCATTTGGCGGGTCAAGCTGATGATCGCGCCGTAGGTGTCGAGCTGGTTCGTGTACGCGGCATCGGTCAAACCCACGTGCTTCAGTTCGCCAGCGGCGGACACCTTCTTGAACGCCCCGGTTGAGTCAACGCGAACGCGGGTATGCACCTTGAAGTCGTTGTGCGACCGGACGCCGCAGAACATCGGCCAAGTCACTTCGACCGCATCGTAAGAGGCGATCATCGACTTGTTCGCGAGGTTGCTGAGAAGGTTAGACATCGACAGCGAGGTAAACCCGTCGGCGCGAATGTCCGGGGTGCGGCTGCGAACCAGACGATCAGCGCGGGCGGCGATGTCAACCGTCTCGTCAGTGATCGATCCGGGCGAGCAATGCAGACCCGCCGCTTGGATCGTCGCGAACATCGCGGTAGAGATCGAAGCATTGCGGTTGCGGCCGGCCATCGCTTCGTTGAGCGTCTTCTGGTCGAACCACTTGCCGAGATGCTTTTCGCCGATTCCGGCACGGACACACAAGGCCGCTTCGATGACCTTTGAAGGATCAACTTCGGCGGAACCGGAACCCGTCGCGATGAACGGCCCTTGCACGCGGCTCGCACGCAAAGCCTTCAGTTCGTTCTCGCGTGCGATTTCCTTCTTGACGCGGGCCATATCCCAGCCGGCCTTGATTTCGCCGTCGTCGCCGATGGCTTCCTTGGCGATTTCGGGATAGCCTTCGAGAGCGGCCTGAATCTGGAACGCGGCGAGCATCCGCTTGCCGAGGTCTTTCAGGTCATTGGAGTGCGTGACCGTCGCTTGAACGGGCGGCGTTTGCACCGTCTTCGTTCGCTCGAACAGCGTTTGCAGTCCGGTTTTTTGCGTTTCGGGCATGGTCGCCGGATCGAAGCCGCTGGCCTTCAGCCACGTCTCGAATTCGTTCATTTGCTTCCCCTTGTCGAGTACCGCCGCAATCGCGACGCGAGTTTGCCCCACGTCGGCACCGCGCCGAACGATGGAGATTTCCTTGAGCGTCGTCTTTCGGGCGACGTACACCGGGCCGCTAAACTCGCGACCGTTCACCGTGACTTTTTCGCCGGGCTTGTAAAACTCCATCGCCTGCACCGGGGCACCGATGGAAGCCTCCCAATCAAGCCCGCCTTTGCCGGCAGCGGTAACGAGCTTGCCATTTTCCGTAGCCGAGTCGATGTAGCCGCTGGCCTCTATGCCGCTTGGCGTGATCCGTGCTTCCGCCTCGCCAATCTGGTCCGCGAGGTTGTGGTTGAACGGCACCGGCAACTTGCCGCCCGCTTCGATGCTGATGCCCTGAAGATCAACAACCACCGGCGAATCGTACTCGCGGAGCGTCAGAGGTCCGCCAGAGTAGGCGAGCATCGTGAACCGCTTCCGGGCGTCGGCACCGGCTTCGATGGTCAGCGTGCCGCCAGAGGCGACGATGGACGCGGGAAGCTGCTGGCCGTTCTGCCCGACGAACGCTTGCGGAGCGATGCCGTCGAACGCTTCGCGGATTGCACGGCGGATTTTGTTGCGTCCGGCCATGTCACTTACCCCCGTTGCGGATCAGGTCGATCCGCGTCTGCGCAACAACCAGAGCTTCGGCCCATTCGGATATTTGCCCGAGAAGCCGCTCCTTTGATTTGCCTTGCGATGGGATGCCGCGTTTCTCAGCGACTTCGGCGACTGTCTGTTTTGATTCAGACCTGAGGGTTTCAACAGCCGTTCGGATGTTACTGATCGAATTCGAGTTAACGGCTTCCTCGATCTTTTTCGCGTGACTTTCGGCGGCTGACATTTTTGCTGATCCGCCGCCAGCCGCACCGCCGCCCTCGTCTGGGCTTTCCGCGAACCGGCCGCGTTCGTCGTGGTTCGGGTTGAAAGCAACCACTCGCGGCAACATCCGCCCCTCGCCAGGAATCACCGCAACGCGATCAAGCAGCAACGGCATCGCCCACCTCCTGCCGTTGGCTTTGACCGTCGCTTTGCTGGCTATCCTGCCCCGCGTTTTGCTGATCGCTCCCGCCACCGCCCGCACCGGCACCGAGCGGATTCGGCAAGCCGATTGACTTGAAGAACTCCGCTTGCCGGCGAAGCTGATCCTCGTGCGCGGACCAGTCCTTGCCGCGTTCCGAAACCAATTCTTCCAGCGTGTAGGCACCGTTTTTTAGGCCGATGTCGTTTGCGGAAGCTTCCTTAGACGGGTCAACATGCTTAAACCCGTCCCACATCCACGACTTGCGCCACAGGTTCGGTGGGCCAACGTCGTCGATTGGCAGGTAGCCACGAATGCGAGACGCTTCCTCGATCCATCGCGAGAACGTCGGGTTGAGAAGGACCGTTTCGACGCCGCACCGCTCGATTCTGACCTTGCGTTCCCACGCCTGGACATCGAGGCGACCGCCCGAATACGAATTGTCCGAACCGTCGCCGGTCGCCACCGAATAGGGCATTTCCAAGCAGCGGCAGATTTCACGGAGAAGGCAGCGGATGAATTCGGCGAACGACGTAACCGGTTGTTCGGCCCGAAATTGCTGCATGTCCGCGCCAGCCGGAAGCGTCTGCATCATCCCGCGAACGATGTCCACGGTCTCCCACGCAACCGCTTCGCCGGGGTCGATGCCGGGCGGCAAATCGGTCTTGATGATCGCTGCGAACGACGCCGCAAGCTCAGCAGCGGCTAAAACAGCCAGCGTGTACCGCCGCATCTGTGCGAACAGCGGCAACGCGGGCACGATGTCTGGAACGCCGCGAGCTTGGCCGGCCCGCTCGCGGCGAAAAAAGTGCAGCACATTCTCGGCAGAGACTACATCCGGTTGCAGCGTAAACCGCTGGCCATACCAGAATTCGCCCTCGCCACCGGGATGGAACGGAAGGATATCGTATTCGCGCGGATTGCCCGCTACGTCGAAACGGATTCCGTCAACCGCCGTAGGGTCGTTGAATTTCGCGAGCGGGGTCGTTACCTGGTCGGCCTCGACGGGGCGAACGAATAACTTGACCTCATCGCCAAGACGCCCGTTCGTGGTGAAGACGTTGAATAGTTCGCCATCGACGACGCGGGCTTCGAGATTGAGCGTCAACAGCGAGCGAATGTCAGCCGCCGCCGACCAGTCCGAATACCGTTGCTCGATCGCGCGATTGACTTTTTCGTTGCCCGTCTGTATTTGCAGGCGCGGACCAGTGCCGACAATCTCATTCGAGAACGTCTTCGCCATTCCGCAGAGGTAGGAATTGTTGGCCCGCTCGTATCGGGCACGCTCGCGAAGAATCTTTCGGACCTGGTAATTGTTCGCGGTGCGGGCGGAAAGCGAATCGGCGTTAAGGAAATGTTTACGGTTTTCGTCGGTCGTTTGCGCCGCGTCGTACTTGGCCCTGATCTCGAGCAGCTTGTTATTAAGCTTCGCGCGGAGTTCGGGCGGCAACTCAGTGCGGCTTGAGCCCTTGATCGCTGACCAGACGCGGGAGATGACGCCAGCCATCAGGAGGTAGTCCTCCCGAATGCCGCTTTAGCCCGGCGACCGAGAAGTGTGTTGACGGAGCGGCCCGTAGCGTCGGCGGTCGATATCGAATCGCGTGCGGCCTGCTTGTCGGCGATTTCGATGAGGTCGAGGGGCGAGATGGCCGTTGCCGAGCGACCGTCCTGAGCAGCGGACGAAACGCCAGCGGCGGCGATTTCGTCAGCCTTGGCTCGCGTCGTGTCGGCGGATGAGGACATAAAAATGGCCGTAACGAGGGTAACGGCCCCGTTACGGCCAATGCCTCATCTCCCCCGTCGAGGAAATGCTTTATACTTCGATGTTACTTTGGAACTGGTATTGCCACAATCCGTTAACGACCACTTTTACAGACGAATTGGCGCATATGCCACCCTAGCGGATAGGCACTAGCTGCGAAGTTGAAATCGTTTGCTCCCCATCGGTGAATTGAACACGCACGCACTTCCCATCGGTGCCGACGACGACGCCCGTCTCCTTGGTTTCGATGTGGCGAACGACTTGCCCGGATTTGACCCAAACGGGCCGACGATATGCCGTGTTCTTCCACTGGCAGTCGATGGCGAGGAAAACGACGCCAAAACCTAGGAGAGAGTAAATTACCGTGCTGGCGAAAAAGTGACGCATAGGCTGACCCCCTATCAGCTGGACAAATCCTACGCGCGGCGATGGGAGAAGGCAAGGAAAAAATTCGGCCGTGAAAAAGCGTACTAGCCTTAAATGGGGCGGATAGGGTAAGTACGCATCGCGCCTAGCTCTCCGTTGTCCAAAAAATCTTTCCGCAATGTCGGCATTCTCGTTCCCGGCGAATCTTGCCGCCCGGTGCCGGTCTCGTGTGCCGTACCCAGAGATGACGACAGCCGCATTGACGGCAGGACAGGCCGACCGGTTCTTTCGGTTGCTCTTTTGGGGTTGCGTCCGTGCTGGTTTCGCTCACCGCCTCCCCTCCATCGCTGCCCGTTGTTGCTCCGCGAAGCTAACCCGTCGTCGCGGCCCCCCGCTTTTCGCCTGCGTCGGCAACGTGACCCCCTCGATGGACGCCGCAGCGAAGCATCCTACGAGGCAGTCCCACCAGTGGTTTTGCCCGTTCGGCGCGTTGTCCCACTCTACCATTTTCCGCCCGTTAGCCTCTACCGTCGTCGCCCTTTCGACCGTGAAGTGATCGGCCAACCTCGAAGGATCTGGCCTTTCATTTTCGCTACCGAACAGAGTCAACGCCCCAGGATCGCCGATGGGTTGTAGCAATCGCTCGCTCGCGAAAGACTTCCAGAAGTTGACATCAATTTTCGCGTGCCGGATCGCTCGCCGGTTGCCGAGATTCGCCGTCAGAAAGACGTGGAACCCCTTAGTCTCGCCCGGCTTCACTGCGTATTCGGCCATCGGCTTCGACTTTGCCCCAAGCGGCTGACCGTGTGACGGCATCACCGTTGCCGCGTGTGGAGATCGTCGGCAATGCTCGAAAACGACATCGGGCAGATATCCGGCGTCGATGAGCATCCTAGAAATCCTCATTTCCCCGCCGCCTTCACGCTGCCACGCACGGCCAATTAGCACGCTCTCACACGAAGACAACGCCGCCGATACTTGGCCCTCAACGCCCATGTTCGGGAACGCGGTCGCGAATGTGTGCTGTGCGTCTGAGAGCGTGAAGTATCGTCGCCCCGGCTGATCGGGCCACGAACCGTAATCAATGATCGAACCGCGAAACGTGTTTGAATCCCAGGCGCAGACGAGCCAGTAGAGCAACGTCTTTTGAACGTCGATGAACGCCGTGATCTTCGTGCCCCAGGTAGGCACCACCCGCCGCGCCCGGTTGCTGAACCGCTTCGCAATCGCCCCGGCGTCCAGCTTGATTTCGCTTTGCGTCTCATCTTCCGGCTCGTTCTGAGCCTCGGCCATGAAGCTGTAACGGTCATCGAAGAATGATCGCATTGCAGTTTCGAGCGCGGACCCGTCGCCCGGCTCGAATCGTTGCGGCCACGCGACCGCCGCGCCGGAGTCCATTTCCGCCCGATTGTCGGCGTAGAACTGGCGAGCCTGGAGACATTGACCGTCTCCAGCCCGCAACGCTTCCGAACGAAGTACCGCGTACTGTTGCCAGAGGTCCATTCGCGACGGGAAAGCGTAGAGCATCTTGCACCGCTCGCCCTGCCATTGCGGGTTGATATCCCGGTTCAAAAGCTGATCGGCCATGTCGCCGCGA